CTTGTTATAGATACAGATCTTCCGTCAACTTTATAACTATCTGAGAGACCCTGGCTCAAAATCAGTTTTTCATTCGGTATATCACCGGAAAGGAGTTCAATTGCTCGCTCCTTCGCTAATTCTTTTGGTGGACCGGTATCACCAGAAGTTAATACTACGTCTAACAATTCCTTACAGACTTCTCTCATGTGAGGAGTGTTATCTCGCCTCACGAGTTGAAGACCCTTAACATCTATGTAATCCATATTCATGTTTCCATCCTTCCCCTTTGTCCATAACTTCGCGGCGTATCTCTTTTTCGAATATAAAAAATACGGCCAGTATACCTTTTCGAGCTCGAGATTGTTCGGTTTTTTGAAAAGAGCACTGCATTCCTCCGCCGCCCGTTCCCCAACCTCCCAACTATATTCGATCGCTTCTACACCTTTGCGGTCGCCGACGTCAAACTCAACCATGACCGAATCTGTATCACCATACCTTACTTTTGCACCAGGGAAGTTTTCCTCAACATAATTCTTAGTCTCTTCGATCATCCCACGACCCCTATACGTTGTAGTAGATGCGATAGGTACACATGGTAAGATACCTTTTCCGGCACCCGTGAAACCGTATACGGAGTTCATAGATATCTTATAGGCTAACTGTTTACCGTTATAAACTTCCTTCATGGACCCGGTTGCCGCAGCCATATCTCGTTTAGCCTTCTTACGAAATTGTTTAAGCTCTAAAAGAATACTAGGTAGTAGACTTGGAACGTCTTGTGCGAATTTATAGGTTTTATCACCAATCTTAAACGTCTCATATGTTACCCCAGGTATGTTTCCATAATCCTTGTCATTCATAACATACGAAGAATAACATAGATTGTGAGCCATCATGATTGAAGGGTACAGGGCTTCGAAATCAAGGGCTGTGATTGGTGTGTAATACGCACCTTTCTGGGCTTCCAGTACCGTCGCACCCTCGTATTGTTCTTCCGGTAACTGTCCGTAACGAATCGTTGGTACCATGAACCCCATTTCCCGCGACTTCTTGGTGAGTTGACTAAACACTTTGATCTGTTGCCCCCGTTCAACCAAGAAGCATAAGGGTACCCAGGTTGCTTTAGCCATCTCTATAAGGTTGAGAAGAATACACATCTTTTTCATGAGTTTATGTGGTAGTAAAGTATCCTTGATACAGTATTCAGCCACTTCTCGCAACCTCACGGGGTCACCTTCTACATACCGAGCAAACATTTCTTTCGGTGACATATCAATTTTCTGATCTCCTAGATATAACTTGGATACATTGTTAAGACTGTATGAGTCAAGCTTATATCCCTTTTTTACTTCGTGAAACAAATCGAAAATGAAACGACCAGACATGGGGAGTAACTTCAATACATTGTCCCCTAATGCACTCGAACTCAATTTTTTTATGGATATTTCACAGTTTTGATTTCTCAGTTTACCAAGTTTGAAAAACTCTGGGTTACAACCAGTCATATACGCCCGCGTATAAATATAATTAAGATCAAACCCGAAAATGTTCCATCCGGTCATTATATCCACGTCCTTCTCGTGAATATATTTTTGGAACGCTTCAAGTAGTTCCTTTTCCGTATTAAAACTTATGATATTTGAACCATCTAATTTGGGGTCAGTCTGCTTGTAACAGAGACACGTCTTATCGTACGGTTCATCGGTACCAAACTTGCATAACGAAATCGCAATTTGAAAACATGCATCACCTCGCACGTTTGGGTCGGGAAACTTTCCAGTAGAACTATTACACTCAATATCGAATGAAGCTACAACAAATGGTGCAATGTCGTCGCGTGCAACGGGTGAAAGGGTTCTCCAATCGGTGCAAAATAGATCAACATCTACATTGGCGAGATGAGAACGGACACAATTATCACCCGTCTTCAACCAACCTGTCGATTGAATACCAGTCCTATGCATCAGGCGGAGAACTGGATCGAGATTAGATTCATACACTTTCATTCTTTGCGTACCAGTAGAAAGTTGAATATGATTTTTCAGGAAGTAGTCCACTCGGCGTCGACTCGCGAGATTTTTGAAATCGATTTTCATGAACCCAAACTCTTTATTATTTTGAAAACCCCATACATCTTTTGATTTCATAATAGTGTATGAAACCAGACATTCGGGACACTTTTTATCGATGACACCGTATATCTCCTGTATCGTTTGCTGAGTAGTACGCTCAGGGAGTTTGATAAAAAAGTAAGGTGTGAATGCTGTAGTCACACACACCGACCTCCCATCCTCAGCTTTTCCAAATATACTTACTAAATGCTCTTCGTCCGTGTCTACTGCTTCCCAAGTCAATGCCTGAAATTCTACACCCATCTCCTGTTATGTATACAATGAGCTAAAATTTTAATATCATTTACTAATAAATGTCAGCTGCTTTAATTGACCTCGTTTCAGTGGGTGCCCAGGATGTTTATATCACAGGTCAACCCGAAGTCAGTTTTTTCCGTCAAAACTACAAGAGGCACACCAACTTTAGCATCAAGCCAGAAAGGCTCGATTACATCGGTACCTTCGCGAGTGGTAACGAAGTTACTATACCAATCAAATCTAAGGGTGATCTCCTAAGCTATGTGTGGATCGAAGCCGAAAACATCGGTGGTGTCGGTAACGCCAATACAGGTTTCTTCGATAAGGATGAATCCACTACTACTGAATTCCAACTTTGGATCGGAGGTCAAAAGGTCTCCCAGATTGATGCTTTGTATATCCAGGGTGTCCATAACATCTTGTATAAAGATACACAAGCTAAGGCTTCGTGTGCGGTAACTCTCGACGAGGTTCCCCAGAATGCATTGGGTTCGTCTACTGCCGCCAACCATTATATTCTCCCATTCTTCTTCAGTGATGACTGGACTAAAGCCCTACCCCTCGTTGGGCTCCAATATCACGATGTCGAGATTCGTGTGAAGTGCCGCGGTGGAACTTTCGCCCCCAGTAACGTAAAGGTATTCGGTACCTACGTTTATCTCGACACCGATGAGCGTGAATTCTTCACCAACACCGAACATGAGATTCTCTTTACACAAACTCAGTACCAGCCCATGACCCCTGCCGATACCGAGGTCGATCTGACCTATTTCAACCACCCAGTTAAAGCCGTACACGTCGTTTCTTCCGAGGCCGACAATAATAAATGGTCTACTAACTGGACTTTCGATACGTCTACCTTATACATAAACGGTACACCTCTATTCGAGAACATGTCGGCGGCCTTCCACCACAACGTCGTACCCGAAATGCACTGTTCTATTCTCCCCCAAGATGCTCTAAGCACTGTGTCTACTTTCACATGGCCTTTCTGTACCACTATGAACAAGTCACAACCAACTGGTACTCTGAACTTTTCCCGTATCGATAACGCTAAACTGGCCTTCGAGGGTAATGGTACCCGTGTCGGTAACATGGTTCGAGCCTACGCAGTCAACTATAACATTCTTCGTATCAAGAATGGTATGGCTGGTGTTGCATTTGGTAACTAAGTGGATCTATGTTTGATAGAAAATTAAGTAACATGAAACGTACCCGGGAGAAAGAAATTATTATTCAATCTAAAAAACAAAAACTATCTATGGAAGTAGAACCTTTCTCGTTATTCTCGGTTCAACCACACGACTTTTTAAAATGTAACACTAATTCAAATGATACCATACCTACTTCTCGGTGGGTTCGGGGTTCTAACAGCGTATACATATACGGGGAGTCAACTCATAACGTCACGGAAAGCGAAAAGTCTTATCAAAAGTCGAAAAGTAAAACGCGTTATAGACGTCCGTACAATAACGGAATGGCGGCTCGGACATTATCCTGGCGCGTTCCATCTTCCAGTGAACAAAATTGGCGAAAAAACGACGTCCAAACTACCTAAGAAGGGTTTACTTGTATACTGTAATACAGGTCAACGTGCAAGATATGCAGCAGAAAAGCTCATTGAATTGGGATTCAAAGAAGTTTACTATATTTCCGGGTTATATACAGACTTACTCTAGATCCATATATCATCTTTTTAAATAACACGTTTTGTTTTTATGAGTCTTTCGATTCGGTCCTTTTCCCGTCTCATAAAAATTGAAAATTCTTTCACTTCCCCTTGGAGCTTGACTTTACCCGCTTGTCTAACCCATACAGTTTGTTCAACCCTAACCATGTCAACGCAAGACATTTTAGTGTCCGGTGCATTACTATGGTATATCGCGAGTGCAGTTGCATCTTTGCGAGTTTCTTTTGGTAGAACATCCCTTTCATCACATATAACTACGTGTCCCCCAGAATACCCAGCAACGTGCATCCACCAGTATCTGGGGGCGCTGGCTAATGTCAACTCATCATTCTCTTTCGCATTTTGACCAACATTAATTGTCGTACCATCGAGTGATGTGTATTCGAGCATAATTATTAATGTATTTTTTTCCTTATATTCTATTAATGCACGTCGTATTACAACCCAGTCCTTCTATTACTCACAAGTACAGAGTCACCTTACCAAACAAGAGAGCTATAGACTTTGGTCAGGCAGGGGTTCAGTATTTCCCGGACCACCGTAATCCCCGTCTTATGCGCGCACAACTTCTTAGGAAAGGGGCTATCATTCCTAAGGAGCTGCGAATAGAGAGAGATCAGTATGAGATACAAAAGGGGATGTTGAAAATTAAAGAAAGTTCGGAAGAAGATTGGGAAGATTTCTTCAGGGCCGATTATTGGGAGAGATGGGTATTACACACTTACCCTAATGTAGATAATGCTAAATTGTATATGACTGTGACTCAAGGTATACTTTTTATGCCTACACCCGAAGATTTATGGTTCGCTAATTGCCGGTAGACCCAAAACCACCCGAACCTCTCTCCGTATCCTCAACTATACTAATCTCCTCAATTGGAGGTGTCTCACAACGCTCTAGAATAAGTTGTGCGATTCGATCACCCTTCTTGATTTCAAAGTCCTTCAATCCATGATTAAATAGAATGACTTTAATTTCACCGGTATAATCTGGGTCAATCACACCCGCACCAACATTGATGCAGTGCTTTGCGGCTAGACCCGAACGGGGAGCTACACGACCGTATACCCCCGGTGGAAGAACCACTGTGATTCCAGTTCCTACGATTGCTCTTCCAGCTTGGCTAGGAACCATGGCATCTTCGGAGCTATATAAATCATATCCCACAGAATGATCAGACCCACGAGTAGGCAAAGTAGCATCGTAACAGAGCTTCTTGACCCCGAGGGACATCTATCTATATTAGGTGTCAAATCCTTAAGTCTGTGAGTAACCCCTTCTTTTTGGCTAGCACCATCGGTGTCCAACCACTATGCGATGCCTTGTCAATGTCCGCACCCGCCTCAATCAGTATCCGCACAGTTGTCTCATGACCATATTCAATAGCGTGTAACAAAGACGTCCAACCAATATCATCAGTCTCGTCAATGTCCACACCCGCCGCGATCAGGGCCTTCACTACCCCATCGTGACCATTTCCAGCGGCCATGGAGATTGCCGTCCGGCCAATATGATTACGCACGTTTATGTCCGCACCCGTCTCGATCAATGCTAGTACCTCTTGCACATTGCCGAGTTGGGCGGCTATTGAAAATGGTGTAAATATCATATTTATAGTAAGTCTAACATCCTTAAGTATTACTTGGCATACTTCTTTTTTTCCTCGTCCGAAAGTGCGCGCCACAATTCACCCAGTTTAGAACCAATTTCAGTGAAAACCAGATCCGGGAAATCCTTAACAACCTTAGATCTAGTTTTTTTCACAAAGATCATATAAGCATTAGGTTTGCGTTTAGTTTTAGTTTTAGGCTTTTCGTCTTTAGTCATTATACTTGTAGTATATATTTTATTCTTAAACTATAATCTTCTGAATAAACTGATTTCAAATCAACAGGGGGGTTGAGAAACGTTTCTGTATTTTATTCTTAAAGTATAGTAAATGAATGCGCCACAGAATGCGAATGGAAACGGAAATGGAAATGGAAACTCCCGTGAACCCACCATATATACTCAAACAGCGTTCAATAAGAAGATGAATGCATCCCGAAAGAAAGATCAAGCTGAAATTAAAAAACTCAAAAAACTATTAAAAACGATTCTGCGTGAAGCTAAATCAGTGCATCTCGGTAAGAGCTCCAATAATGGGCGAAGCTACCCGAATCGTAACAATACGAAGCCTGCCAATACCAACAACCGAAAACCTAACAACAATGGTAACAATACGAATCTCACCAACAACGGTAACAATGTGAAGCTCAACAACAACGGTAACAATGTGAAGCTCAACAACAACGGTAACAATGTGAAGCCCAACAACAATTAATTAACATTCAAAATTTTCTTTACCCAATAAAAAATACGTAAAGATCGAAAATTGGCACGTCTGCATATGTCATTTTCAATTTTTTCCAAATCTTGTACCATGCTATAATTACTGTCGATTTTTTAAAGCTGGGTTACGTTTAGAATATGTAAGTAAACATACACCGCAACTAAATATGTTTATGAAATATTGACATCCGAGAACGTGTATTTTTACTAGGATACTTTCATGTGTATAGTATTGTATCATAAAAAGTGTTAAAAGTGTCTCGTAAACTACTCGAATCATTGCATTTGTTAAATAATACAATAGGTTTATGTAGGGGTGTATAGAACTCGTCCTAGGAATAATTCTACGAAGAGTTAATATTGTTGTATCGATTTCAACTATACCACACAATGATATGATTCCAGATTCTTCTGGATTCATGAGAGGTCTAATGATAGCTAAAAGACATATTAGGTGATGAGTTATGATCAATGTCTTATATGCATGTATAACCTTAGGTTGAAGGGATATCCACAAAAGATCATAAGACATATATGTAGCGATTGCATATGTTAAAAACATCGGATACAAATTGTATCCAAATAACACATCAGCCACACATAATGTTGAAAAGGGTAAAAGAAACAGTAACGAAGCCACATCATGAATAAGAATTTCTATATCCTTACTCATTATCTGATTATGTATACAAATATATGTTTAAGTATATTGCAAAACGGACTTCAACCATCGTTGTCTCCTACGTCTCCATGCTAGTTTCCTATAAACTGTGTATATCATTACACCCACCCCGATAATCAGAATGGAATTAATCATATATGATAGTATTTGTTAATCTTTATGCACTCAAAGGGTTTCGAACCCCTGACCTCAAGCTTACTAAGCTTGCGCTCTACCACTGAGCTATGAATGCGATACCGAGAACAGGTTTCGATCCTGTGACCTTTGGGTTATGGGCCCAATGCGCTTCCTCTGCGCCACCTCGGTATGATTACTAAGAGTGGGGTTCGAACCCACGTGTGCGTAGCACAGGCGATCTTAAGTCGCCCTCCTTAGACCACTCGGACATCTTAGTATAATCACCCCCACGCTGATTAATACACGCACTAAATCTTTAAGCATTTAGCGGGTCGTTCGAATGCAGTCCTTTCTTCAAGTTCTTTACGCTGTCTCATTTTCTTGACATCCGCACCTTGACAATCGTGTTTAGCCAATTGGATACATCCCGGACAGAAACTACCAGTACAGTAATTACATTCAATGGGGACACCACACTTCTTCCGACAACGTTGACAGGGCATTCCTGAATTTAACTGAGATAAAGATTTTAAGTATGTTAAATTAAGGAGATGTCTATCACTTACGCCCTCAATAAACCAAATACCTTAAATTCTTCGGGTTATAAACATCTCAAGAAAACGTTAAGAACTTCTACAGCTGGGTATGGGTCTGCTCTGACCGCAGCTTATTTTATCACACAAGGTGCAGAACAAGGTGTATCTGCTATGCTGGGTGCAGTTACATCGTACGCATACATCAGTCTTTTATCCGATCGAGTAGATAAAATTGAGACATCTATAATTCAGAATGAGTTTTTTGCACCACTCGGGGCAGCTGCTTTTGAAGTATCATGGAATAATGCACCTTTTGCATTTGATTTTGATTATGGAACCACATTCATGGGGTTTCTAGCATATAAATTCGCCCTCTCTACAGTTCTATATGAAATTGTTCGTGAGATGATGATGAAAGATAGTGAATCTTTCTATGACGTGACGGAAAAGAATTATACGGACCCCAATGATTGGAACGATGATGTCTTTGTTAAATTCCGCGATGAAATTACCGAAGAGTAGTGGGTTTCAATCGAAATATAAATTGATGTTTCCATCATAATCACTGTATGTATCTAATATAAAGTTGAGGTTAGTCATTCGCTTTACCCACTCATTACCTATAGAATGCTGTATGTCCGGTGCTTTTATTCTTGATAAGTTTATCTGATCAATCTTTCTTCCATCTTTATGCATTATCGTATTCTTCTTCCCTACTTCATATTCTTTTTTCGTGTGGAATATTGCTCGAGTAACTTCATTTTGTTTATTTCGTTGCACTTTATAAACATGACATCTAATCTTAGTTTTATCTTTACTTAAAGTGTAAAATTTGATAATATGATCAATCAGATCCCAACCTACACCGTAATATTTGTAGTCTGGATCACAAATTGAACCATTTATTTTGAGATAGTGTAATAAACGGGTTACATCCGGGGTTATATCCCTCTCAACTGATCCAATGTTAACTCGAGTTAAATTTACTTTATTGGATTCTTTATGTATAGAAATACTGAAACTGTATGGAGAAATATCAACACTCTTTTCAAATTCTTTGTTATAATCAAAATTACTTATGATTGTAGAAATATACTTTTTCTCTTCCCCACTAATTTTTGTATGAAAGGAAAAAATGTTTTTATTGTAAATGTCATACATTGTAGATAAATAATTTGGGGAAGTTATCGGACGCCATCGATCACGTAAAAGGTGTATAAATGTTATACACGATAGAAGAAGGAATAATGCAAAATACATTAATATGTAATGACATGTGATAAAAATAAGTTTGATTTAACGTAACATATATTTTATTAAAAATTTATCTAGGCGATGCTTCCAGTCTGAATAAACTGGTCGATTCTTTTCGCAATTTTCTTACCAATACCACTCACTTTATTAGGTCCGGTGCAAAGTTCTTCACCGCTGGTGACTTCAAAATCGAGGTCACGAATACTATTTGCCGCATTCCTAAATGCACGAGCCTTGAAATGGTCTTCGGTATCATTCGCGAGATAAGTGAGTGCGATCACAATTTCAGCGTTGGTTGATACACTTTCAAGTTTCTTAACAGCTCCCGTCACCAGAAACTCATCAATGATAATGGCAACACTCTTACCAATACCCTTGACTTTATTGGGACCCGCAGATAACTCCTTACCACTCGTCACACTGAATCCGAGACCGTGTATCATGTCAGCCGCCGTCTGGTATGCATCTTTCTTATGAACGTCTGTTTCCTGTGACGCGAGCTTGTCAAAGATATCCGTCAATTTGGTATTGGATGACACCCAGCATTCTGAGTCAGACACTTCGTTTTCAGACTCATCAAAACATGTTTTGAGGTATTCATCAATCTTCTTCGCGATACTCTTCCCAACACCGTGAACCTTGTTGGGACCTTCAGAGATCTTCATACCATTGACAACCTTGTAAGGTAGTTCATAAATGGAGCTGGCTGCACGGAAGTAAGCGTCGCGCTTAAACTTGTCATCAGTATCATCTGCGAGGTTGTAAAGCATGTCAGAAATACCTACTGTCAGTTGAACTACCATCTTCAGAGCAATCATCTTCGGAAAAGTTGTTTACGTCTTCATCGTCACCGTTTGATGCGATAGACTCGGAGTCGGAGCAGTCAGACTCTTCATAGTCTGAGTCCAATTCATCGAGATACTCGTTAATCTTTGCTGCGATTCCACTACCAATACCATTGAGATGCATTAAACTTTCACCACTTTCAACCTGGTAAGATAGGTCAGCGACAGTAGTCGCAGCATTTTGGTAAGTAGCCGTCTTGTGAAAATCAGAAGTCATTCTCCCGAGCTCAGTTAGACGCTCAACAATACCGACGTTTACAAGACGTTTGGAGTAGGGCGTCTTAATCCCAACTCGTGCAGTTGTTTCAAAGAGAGACCGGTTCTTGTACTTGAGATCATTAAGCTCATTGAGCGTGTCGTCTTTCTCGTCGTTGGCCTCATCGAGCAACTTCTTGAGCTGCTTAATCTTGGTTCGAGACTCATCAGCTTCATTGAGAGTGGTGCCAACCCTTTGAATTTCAGATTCAATAAATTCTTTCCGGAGTTCGGAGTTCTCCTTCTCGAGCTTGAGGATGTAGTCAGTGATAGAGTGGGAGTTCATGGGGCCAGACATTGAAAGTTGAATGAAAAACATGGTATTTACGTGTCACTTAGGTGTTTAAAGACGAAATTCTTTGATTATCAAATGACTTCCCTTATTTCACCAATTCACATTCAAAAGACATCTACCAAGTTTCTTCAAAAAAGAAAGAGGTCTAACAGGCGCCTTGTCAGACCTAGACAGGTCCAAGCAGCCCTCCCCAACCCCGACCTTGCGAACTATGCACAGCTCCAACTTGTTACCTGGATTTTACCTATGACAATCGCAGGTCGCCTTCTCAAACTAGACTACCCTAATATTGTAGCGGGTTTGACTTTGATGACAATTGCTAAACTATCCTTAGCAGCAAATGGTATTATCAATTACTAAAGATAATATATGTCTCTACTAAGATGCTAACAAGACTTTTAATTGTACGACCCAGTGTTCGTGTCCGCGCTAAAAAGGACGACTTCGTAGCCCCTGCAGATGCACCAGGTGAGGGGAATAGGCGGTTTCCAAAGTGGGATGAGTTGGGACCATGTGAAGACCCACCTAAAAAGAAGCCCATAAACCCCATTAAGAAGTTTCTCATGAAAAAGTTCAAAATCAAGGAGATTGATTATGAAAAGTTCAATAAGGAAAGTAAATGGGCTATTCACCCAGAGGATAAAGATAAGGATCCTTAGATACTAAATGTCACTTACACTGACCTTCTTCATTCCTCACCATACACGTAGTGTAAGGACCCACATATTCACCGACCCTGCGCAGTATGACATAGAAGTAAACACAGCTCGTGGTTTTAAATTCATAAAACCTAAAACTACTAAGGCCAAGCCCAAGAAACTGCAACACCATATTCCCGTTGACCCCGATCAATTTGATACTGATGAAAATTTAAATAGGCATGTACCTAATTGGTAATTATATTTAGTTTAAAGTCCTTGTCAAACTTCAAACTAATCTTCCCCTCGTCCACAAGACGCTTTATCGTTTCGCCAACCTTTAGGTTTTCGTTATACGCCTCAGTGTGTTTTGGATCAGCTGGTAGATTTGGCATGAACATGTTAAATGCCATCATTTTCTTAGCCATCGGGAGTTCCTTATCTTGAAGTACACTTAAAAGATTTTTGGGGAGCCTGGAAAGATCCATTTTAGACAGGCTTGAAAGATCCATTTTATATTCAAAGAGGGGTTTTTCTTTAACTGGAGCCCTAAGTAAAATCGATTCATGGTATTTACATCTCACAACTCAAAATGAAGAACACTACCATCATCAAAGCTGAACCCGGAAACTATGTGCTCTCCCTTAACGATATTGAAAATGGACAATTTGTTCTTTCCAAACACCCCGTTGTCGCCTTTCACATCGTGCCGTATTACGATGAAAGTCGATATGAGACTCGTCCAATCACAGTAATTGGAGGTCCTATATTCGTTAAACCCACTCTTTTGACCCCCGATGGTGTGGTGTACGAAGAAAATTGTACCCCATGCGACTTGGAGACCCACATCGAATGTCTCTCTGCGCGTCACGGGGACAAACTCGAGTTCCATGTGAGTATGAATAGACTCTAGACCCTAGAATTGTAATAAATGAACCCAATTGAAATCATTTTGGATGCTTAAGTCAGAGGTATGATAGCGAATATAATACGAAAAATGTCTTTGTTTTCGACCCTCGAGAATCTCATTGTAACCGAACTTGAAAAACAAAAAACAAATATTTGGGCCTGTAGCCGTTTCAAAGGAATTGAAACACTCCCCTGTGACGTTTCTGGTAAGCTTGGTGAACTTTTAGTTGAACTAGTTTGTAAAACTGGTGAAATCCCATACGTTTACAAAGGTAATGAGTGTAGTAGCTTGGCAGATG